CTCAGCTGTATGATAAACACTTGTGAACATAGTATATTAGTCCAAAGTAGATATGATCCAACTCATACTACAGCATTGAGAAATGCCTTTGCTAGGGATGTGAAACGTAGGTTTGTGGAACTTATGAAGATAATTTGGGTAGCAATAGTTGACAAGGATTGCTTTGGTTTGACTAGTAGGATTAGTGTTTTCCAAGTGACACCTCCAGGGGATGGGGCTTTTGCTTTTTCAAAAAGCAGTAGAAAGGTTGAAGAATTTATGAAATGGTTGGATGAGCAGGTACAAAAAGGATTATTAACCGTAGCAGAGGCAGAGCAGGTAGGGGAATCAATAAATGCGGCATGGACTAATCTATACGTATGGGATTCATATAAAAGGGGAGTCATAAGGGCACGTACAGAGATGGTTCGTGCAAGAATGGTGGTACCATCAATATCTGACTCAGGGGGCATAGATATGATAATGGGGACACCCTTTCATATGGATCGGGTAGGAGTTTTGTTCACACGTGTATATAATGATTTAAAAGGGATAACCGAACAAATGGATGCTCAGATAAGTCGTATATTAGCACAGGGAATGATTGATGGGGACGGGCCAGCATTGATAGCAAGGAAGTTAATAGCGGTAATTAATGGGGAAGGTATTGATAAATTAGGTATTAGAGATACACTAGGTAGATTCATCCCAGCTATGCGTAGGGCAGAGATGTTAGCACGTACAGAGATGATTCGTGCTTATCATTTAGCTACTATTCAGGAATATCGTAATTGGGGGGTGTTGGGAATAAAAGTTTTGGGAGAATGGAAAACTGCAGGAGATGATAGAGTTTGTGAGGAATGTGCTAGTTTAGAAGGAAAAGTGTTTACACTGGATGAGATTGAACCAATGATACCTGTGCACCCTCTTTGCAGATGTCTTGCGTTACCATATATTGAAGAATTACAAAAATATTATTAAAAATAGGAGGACAAAATTATGCCATGGACCACAGCTGATGTAGATAGTCATAAGAAGGGATTGAGTGATGAGCAAAAGAAGAAATGGGTTGCCACAGCCAATTCCGCTCTTACCGCTTGTATAAAGAAAGGTGGAAATGACAAATCCTGTGCCCCACAGGCTATACGAATAGCCAATGGGACAACAGGACATGAAGAAGGGTACGCTACTCATAAGAGTATGCAAGAACCTAATTACAAAGTAACTAACCGCAAACATCAAGGGAAGCAACATTTGGTTGTTCCTGTTATAATGATGGTTGAAGGAGTTCATCATGGAAATCATGGGCTTTTATTCCATTCCATAGATGAACTTGGAAAATACCCTGAATCCTGGAATGGGATTCCTGTAGTAGTAAATCATCCAGAGATAGAGGGTGTGTCTGTTTCGGCCAATTATCCCGATATTATAGATGAACAGACCATTGGTCGTATCTATAATACCTTTATAGATGGAAACAGATTGAAAGCTGAAGCATGGATTGATGAAGAAAAATTAAGAGTATTGTCTGCTGAATTGCTTGCACAGTTGCAAAAAGGGGAATTGATAGAAGTCAGTGTTGGAGTATTTAATGATGAAGAGATTGTGGCAGGTGATTGGAATGGAGAACACTATGTTGCCATTGCTAGAAATCATAGACCGGATCACTTAGCACTTCTGCTCGGCAGTGTTGGTGCCTGTTCTGTGGCTGATGGTTGTGGTATACGTGTTAATATAGATGTTAATAATTTAATTAAAAAGGAGGTTGAAATTATGGCAAATGAATGCACCCCCTGCGTCAAAAACAAGGTAGATGAACTGATTGAAACCAGTCAGGGCAAATACACTGAGGATGACAGGGAGGTTCTACAGACTTTGAGTGTACCGATGTTGGACAAAATTGCCCAGCCCGTTACAGTTGATAAGATTGTAGAGGTGGAAAAAGTCGTTGAAAAGGAAGTTCAAGTGAATGTCCTTTCTGATGAAGACAAAGCGGCTCTTGAGTATGGTAAAACCCAGCTTAAAGAGAATCGTGAGAAACTGGTCAAGAATATTCTGACCAATACAAAGGATGTCTGGACACAGGCTCTTTTGGATGCTAAGGATCTGGATGATCTGAAAAGGATAAGTGGGATGATTAAAATGGAAGATGTAACTGATTACTCTCTGTTAGGTGCGGAGGCAATCCAAATCAATGAGGGTGTTCCGGTGATGCTTCCTATGTTTGTTGAGGATAAGAAAAAATAAAGGAGGGAAACGCAATGAATATTGCTCACAACACGATTAAACTGAAGAAATACTCGGATGTCATTGAAGAACACAAGGCAGGTGGTGCGATATATCCGGGCATGCTTCTCATTATGAGCGCTGAAGATACAGTAATCGCACATAATGATAATGATCCAGCAGCCTTCTGCACGATGGTTGCTCTGGAGGATGAACTGCAGGGAAAAGGGATTGATGATCCCTATGTAACAGGGGATCAGGTTCAGGTTTGGATTCCTTACCGTGGTGATTGGGTCTATGCTATTGCAGAAGATGGCACTAACTATACCGTTGGATCATTTGTTGCATCCGCTGGTAATGGTTATGTAAAGGCTTTCTCATCTGGTGAAGCTTTTGGGGTTGTAGTGAAAGCTATTAACCTTTCTGGTTCATCGGGGGCGGAAGATTCCGAAGCACCCTTTGGCTACAACAAGAGAATCATGATCAGAGTATTATAAAAAAAAGGAGGAAAATACAATGATAAATGTTGATTTAATTGGAAGCGATGGCCAGGTGCGTGGAGAAGTAGCAAACTATTTCGCCAATCAAGGGAGACTTGATCCTGGTTATATGAGACCTTTTGTACATACTGATGGCAGAAGTTATGTATCAGTATACAAAGGTACTGGTGATCCTAAAGATCCAGCAAGTTACAAGTCTATACAGACTAATGCTGGAGCAACTCTCCGCCCGAATGAGTGGAAGTTACTTGATGAAGCCGTACAGAAGGCTGCTGAAATCAGACTTGGTGGTGTGGATGATCTCGTTGGAAGAGGTTTGACATACAACCTTGGAAATGCTATGGGTACGACAGTACTTGAATGGCATGATGTTCAGGGTGACCTGGAAGCTGATCTCACAATGGATGCTGTAACCCGTGCTCTTGGGAACCGTCCTGTCTGGCAGTACAATTACTTGCCAATACCTATCGTGCATGTTGATTATGAAATCAATGCAAGGGCATTGGCTACCAGCCGTAACATGGGTAATCCACTGGATACCACGTTGGCTGAACGTGCTGCAAGAGCAGTGATGGTAAAACTGGAGAACATGCTGTTTACCAATACTACTTATAGTTTTGGTGAAAAGGATAGCAGAAGTCGCAATACCATTTACAGTTACATTAATTTTCCTGACAGAAACCAGGTTTCACTGGGGACTGCATGGGACGATTCAGCAGTAACTGGAAAGACTATTGTTGACCAAGTTATCTCCTGGAAGCAAGTCAGTATTAATGCCAAACATTATGGGCCGTGGATGATCTACATCCCAACGACTTATGAAACCGTTTTGGATGAGGATTATGTTGGCTCAACTCCTGATACAGCTCCCAATACGACTATCCGTGCAAGGATTCTCGCAATATCTGGAATACTTGGCATAAAGGTTATTGACACCCTCCCGGCTAACAATGTCCTGTTCATTCAGATGACATCGGATGTTGTAAGGCTGATACGTGGTATGGGTCTACAGAACGTTGAATGGCAGACTGAAGGTAAATTTATTACCAAATACAAAGTCCTGACCATACAGGTTCCTCAGATTCGTTCCGACGTATTGGGACAGTGTGGTGTAACCCATATTGCCTAATCTGAGAAGGACTAATCAAGTCTCTTTCTTTTAAAAACATAAATTATGGAACGTACAATAAAAAATGATGTAATAAAGTGGAAACATACCGGTGGTGGTATTCTTTACCTAAGTGATCACAGAGTAATTAAACCTGGTGATATATTCTTAGCCACTTCAGATCAAGTATCAATGGCTTTCAGGGATACAATAAAACCTTTGGAACCCATACCAACTGGACCAGAACCCGTAGCAGTTAAGATTGAATTCTCTGTTCAGAGGAGAGGAAAAAGTAATTGGTATGATGCTGTTGATAATCGGGGAAAGGTTATCAATGAGAAGGCTTTGAAAAAATCTGAGGCTTTGGAACTGGTTAAAAAGTTGGAGGGTTAATTATGGAACCTAAAGATGTCACGATCCGTTGGAAAGTTGTTTCCAGCAGAGCTTGGTATTGGGGTAAGAAAATCATGAAACCAGGGCAGATATTTTCTGCTCCTGAAAGTGCCATTCCAATAGAATTCAGACTAACAGTCATTCCTTTGGATGTTACCCTAAATATGCCAGAGAAGGAAGAATCCCAATCTATTCCTCCTCCAGAAGTGGATTTATCAATGGATAAACCCGTCATATACCGCATGAATGAGCGGGAAGATAAACATATGGAAATGGATGCGGAAGGGAAGATTATTTCACATGGTTTCTATTATGATGTAATATCTTCTGAGGGGAAAGTTATCAATGAACAACCATTGACTAAGGAACAGGCAAAGACAATGATTAAAAAACTAAAGTGATGAATTGGGAAGTTCCACGTATATGGGAGGGAGGAGATGTTTGGATTCTTGGAGGAGGGCCATCGGTAACAAAGCAATTTGATATTCCAGACACTCTTGTGCAAGAAGTAATGAATGGGGTTTCACCTCCCTCAATATACTCCCCTTACATGGAAGTTATCCATAAGAAGCATGTCATTGGTATTAATGCCGCATATCTGATTGGAACTTGGATAGATATGGTTTTCTTTGGGGATAATAAATTTTTCCTTCCACATAAGGATAGATTAGCGGCATGGCCAGGTTTGAAAGTTACTTGCCATGATGGGATTAAAGGGTATGACTGGGTTAAGTTCTTAGGTAGGGATGGAAATCATCCAAAAGGAATAACCCCTAATCCAAACATGATTTCTTGGAATGCTCATAGTGGAGGGGCTGCAATTAGTGTTGCCGCCAATGCAGGGGCAAAGAGAATTATACTGTTAGGATTTGATATGACATTAAATGGGAATGGAGAAAAAAATTGGCATAAACTTTATGCAGAAGAACCTACATCAGTAGTACCTGCTGGAAGAAGAGGGCAACCAAGAGATCCAAGAAAATCTCTTCCTTTTCATAAGCATCTGTTAGGATTTCCATATATTGCAAAGGATGCCAGGATGAGAGGGATTGAAATTATTAATATCAGCCCTGATAGTGCAATTGTGGAATTTCCAAAAATGACCTTAAAGGAGTTTTTAAATAATGAAAGTACTAATAATAAATTATAACCGTTTGACTCTTCCAATGAAAATGGCAGTTTGGTGTGATACACATGGACTGACCCCTATTTTCATAGATAATCATTCGGACTATGCTCCATTGTTGGAGTACTATTATGAATGTCCTTATACTACACTTCGTTTAAAAGAAAATCATGGGCATACTGTTATATGGAATAAAGAGGTAAATATACTACAACGTTTAGGAATAGTTAATGAAAGATATATAGTATCTGATCCAGATTTGGATTTGAGTGGAATACCAGATGATTTCCTTACTGTACTGAATACTGGATTGGATAAATACCGGCATATTGACAAATGTGGATTTAGTCTTGAGATAAATGATTTACCTAATACTGAGGAAGGTAATTATATCAGGACTCAGGTTGAACCAAGATATTGGAGGAGTCAGTATGATAATATGTATTATAATTCTCCAGTAGATACCACATTTGCTTTATATCGAGAAGGAGTAGTAAATTATTCCCACTCAGCAGTAAGAACGAATAGACCTTACACGGCAAGGCATGTACCTTGGTATTATTCTGATCTTACCTTACTTTCAAAGGATGAACAATATTATTATCAGACGGCAAATGTAAATAGTGCAACAGGCAAAAAAAGGTTAGTGAAATGAAATTGATTCTTGTAATGACATATTATGAACGGCAGCTCCAACTGACTAAGACTTTGGAATCTTTGAAGAAATCTGAGTATAAAGATTTTGAAGTGATTGTAGTGGATGATGACAGTCGAAATGATATTTTTCATAATATAAAGGAATACCCAGTAACTGTAGTGAAGATGAAGAATAAAAGGTGGACTAATCCAGAACCAGCCTACAATATGGGATTATTTCTGGCAATGAAAGCAAACCCTGATGTTATTATTGTGCAAAATGCCGAGTGTTATCATGTAGGGGATGTTATTTCTTATGCTACAAAGGTAACTGATTCTACATATTTTGCCTTTAGTTGTTTTAGTTTAGATCGGGAAAATACGTTTAAAGAACATAATGTTTTTTACCTGGCGGATAAAAATCGCCGTAGAGCCAATTTTGATGGTGATCTTGCTTGGTATAATCATCCAGTGTATAGACCTAATGCTTTTGACTTTTGTGTTGCCTTAACAGCTAAAAACATGAAGTTGTTGAATGGGTATGATGAGCGGTTTAGTGATGGACATGCCTATGGAGACAATAATCTTATTGAAAGAGTGGGGGTACTTGGGTTACAGGTTAAAATTCCTCTCGTTCCATTTGTAGTTCATCAGTGGCATTATGTTACTCCACATCCAGTAGATTATGTCAGATTGGAGGCAAAGAATAAACTTTTATTACTTGAAATAAGAAAAGAAAATTCATATAGGGCAAAACATATATATACAAGAGACTTATGAAGGTATTGCTTATAAATCCGTGGCAGAGTGATGTATTCCCTTCACCATCACTTGGCTATCTACAAGCTACTTTGAAAGAAGCTGAGGTAGATGTCAAGGCTCGTGATTTAGATGAAGCAATGTATCTCAATGGTGGTAATTTATTTTACACTTTTGAACAGAATATTAAGACATTACAACTTTGGACAAGATTAATAAATGCAGCATGAAAATATTAGTAACAGGTGGAGCAGGAAATATAGGAGAGATACTGATTCCTTATCTCAGGAGTAAAGGACATAAGGTATTCTGCATTGATATCAAACAGAAGTTTGAGGAAGGATACAGAACTGTTGATATCAATAATGGAGCTGATATTGTGAGTGCTTTCTATGAATTTAAACCAGAGATTGTTTTTCATATGGCAGCTATGGTAAGTAGGGTTACTTGTGAACATTCCCCCGTTACTACGATTAAGACAAATGTCTGTGGTACGGAAAATGTAATTCAATTATGTAAGCAGGTGGAGGCAAAACTTATTTTCTTTTCCACTTCTGAAGTATATGGAAATTTGGTGGGTAATTTGTCGGAGGGGCGACGTGACCTACGACCTAACAATATTTATGGGTTAAGTAAATTAATGGCGGAGCAGTTGGTAGAATATGAAATATCCAATGGATTAAATGCTGTTATTGTTCGTCCATTTATGTTTTATCATGAAGATGAATCTTTTGGAGATCACCGTTCAGCTATGATTCGCTTTGTTTATTCATTATTAAGGCATCAGCAAATAACAGTTCATAAAGATAGTTACCGTTCATGGATGCACCTTGATGATGCCATAGTGGTTCTTGAAAAGTTATGTTATCTGAAAGAGTTTGTGATTATCAATGTGGGGAATCCTGAATTATATTCTACACAGGATATGGCAAGGATGATTTGTAAGAAGCTTGAATTATCTTATAAAGATTATGTAATTGAAACAGCATTACCAGAAAAAATGACCTTAACGAAAGCAGCAAATTTTACTTTACAAAGTATATTGACTAAATATAATTGTTCTATATCATTGGAAGAAGGAATTGATAGGGTAATTAAAAAGGTTAAGAAAAGATTATGATTGCTTTGATTACACCAACTGGAGCACGTCCAACACAGATTAAACTCTGTGCAGAATTTATGCATAAGCAGGATTATGAAGGGAAAGTATTGTGGGTAATTGTGGATGATGCCTTGCCGGTTACTACTAAAAATATTACATCCGACTTTCGTGAAAATTGGAAGATATTGAAAATTTATCCACAGAAGAAGTGGATGCCCGGATTAAACACACAGGCAAGTAATTTAATACGAGGTATTGAAATTGTTGAATTTTTTGAAGTTGATTATGTTTTTATAATTGAGGATGATGATTATTATTCCTCTCAGTACCTAAGTACAATGGTGAAGAAACTAAAGGGATATGACGTGGCAGGACAAATGTATACCGTTTATTATGATGTAGTGAATAAGGGATGGATGAGGAATGGAAACATTGGACATGCAAGTCTTTTCCAGGTAGCTTTTAAACCCAATATGCTTAATATTTTCAAAACTATTTGTATACAAAGAAATAAGTTCATTGATATGAGTTTCTTTAGGGCAGTGCACCATAAAAAAGTTAATCTGTTTGATGGTCAGGATTTAGCCATAGGGATTAAAGGACTTCCAGGTAGGGCAGGAATAGGGATGGGGCACAGGATGGATGTTAAAATGACTAGTGATGTAAATTTTGAGAAATTAAAAGAATTGATTGGGGAAGATTATAAATATTACGAATGAACCAACCAATATTCATAACAGGAGTAGAGCGATCAGGTAGTTCCATGATAGCAAAGATATTTGATATTTGTGGAGTGCATAAAGGACTGACATCTACAATGTACGAAAATTTTGGAATGAATTTACTGATGGATGGATTTCTTAGTTCCAAAGTTGGTTTATTCCCTGACATAAGAGGTTTGAGTATTCCTATGGATTGGAATGCTAAGGTGTTGGAGATATTGGAGAGGGAAGAATACAAGGATGGGTCGTGGATGTGTAAAAGTCCTAAACTGGGACAAATGTGGCCAGTTTGGAATTATGCCTTTCCAAATGCACGTTGGATTATAGTCAGAAGGAGAACGGGTGATATAGTGGAATCCTGTATAAAGACGGGGTATATGACAATGTTTAAGGATGCCAATAATTTAAAACGTGTGGGGGCAGTGGATGAAACAGAAGGATGGAAATGGTGGGTACATCAGTACGAGAAACGATTTGTTACAATGATTGAAGCAGGAGTTAATTGCAAGATAGTATGGCCGGAGCGAATGGTAAGTGGGGATTACCAACAGATATATGAAACTCTGGAATGGTTAGGATTGGAATGGAATAGTAAAATAGTAGAAACAATTGATCCAATGTTATTAAAAAGTAGGAGGAAAACAAAATGGCATGTTTAACAACGGCAGAAGAAGTTTTGGAAATAATGAAAGGTTGTACTTTGACAGATGCTCAAATACATCCATTCATTAATGCAGCTCACATTCTTATGGATCGAGTATTTGAATATGATACTACTACTACAACCGATCAGAAAGCAGAACTTGAAAAGTGGTTGTCTGCTCACATTATATTTTCTGTTTATGGCTCGGGAGGTAGTATTGGGGGCAGTGGAGCAGTAAAACGGGAGAAAGTGGGAGATGCAGAAATAGAATATGCAACTACTACCTTTGGCAAAGGGCTTGATTCATCCCCGTATGGAATGATGCTGAAGGTATTGGATACAACTGGTTTGTTAGCAAACGCAGGTAAGAGGGCAGCAAGTATTTATGCAGTTAAAAGCTTTGAATAATGGGAATAGCAGCATTTATAGCAAGTAAATGTGTACAGACCTGTGTCTATTGGGGTTCCCCAGTAGAAGATGGTTATGGTGGTAAAACTTTTGCTGCTCCCATAGAAATACCTTGTCGTTGGGAGGATAAAGAGCAGATCATGGGAACTCAAGTAGGGGGTGAAGTTACTGGTGGAATAGAATTGTCTCGGTCAGTGGTCTTTGTTACTCAGGATTTAGATGAGCAGGGTTATTTATATTTGGGTACATTGGTTGATCTTACTGCGGAAGAGTTGACTAATCCAAAGTTAAAAGAGACAGCTTACATCATCAAACGGTTTGAGAAGACACCTGCATTGGGGTCAACGACTGAGTTTTTACATAAAGCATTTTTAACACCATTTTTAAGATAAAGCAAATGGCATCATCTAGATTATTAAGGAGTGCAAGGTATCACGCAAAGAAGTATCCTAATACTCATGTGAGGGGATTTGAACAAGTTATGAATAATCTTAATGAAGCTATTAAAAGAATGCATTATAAGTCTGAGAGAGGGGCAGTTAATGCAGTGGCTTATATACGCAATGATACAGAGAAGACACCATATATTACTCCTCTTGATTTTGGAAATTTACGAGCAAGCTGGTTTGCAGTATCTAATAGTGGAACTGTCCCAGATCCAATAGGAAAAAGTGGACATTTTAGAGATAATAAGATAAGGAGATTTACTGCAGGACAATTTAAGTCTTGGCATGAGGATGCAATTACTGAAGCAAAAGCATTGGCTGGAATGGATCCAAATAAGAGAAATGTTATATTTGGGTATAGTGCCACTTATGCTATGTGGGTTCATGAGATGTTGGGGAAGCAATTTAAACGACCTGAGTCTGGACCAAAATGGTTTGAAGAATCAATAAATCGTAATCAAAAAAAGATATTACAAATAATTCGAGAAACATCAAAAATACCTGGAACAAGATGAATGCACCATCGGTAGATATACGGGATATGTTAGAGGCAGAAAGTTCACTGGGCTTGGTGTTCGGTGATAATCTGTTTATAGGCAAAGATCCAACAACTCCTCAAAATATGGTTACCATATTTGATACTTATGGACGTCCTCCACAACTTACTTTGGGGGGACAGGAAGAAGGTAATTACTATTATCCATCCATTCAGATAAGAGTCCGCAGTGTTTCTTATCAGTTAGGTTGGAATTTAATATATGACATAATGACATCGTTACATGGCCGGGCACAAGAGACATGGAACGGTACATTATATACCGTTATTTACTGTTCCAGTGGCCCAGCGTTACTGGATTGGGATGATAACGGGCTAGTTCGTTTTATTGTTAATTTTAATTTACAAAGGAGGTAAAACTATGAGTAATGCAATTGCTGGTGTTGGAACAAAATTTTATCGGTGGAGTGGTTCTGCATGGGCAGCTCTAGCCGAAATTAATTCCATCACTGGTCCCAGTATGACCAGAGATTTCATCGACGTAACGTCGTTGGATTCCACTGGTGGATTCCGGGAATTTATTACCGGATTCCGTGATGCAGGTACGGTATCTCTTGCGATGAACTTCACTCACGAAACTTTTTCGATAGTGAAGGCTGATTTCGAGAGTGATACTGCTAAGAGCTATATGATTTGCCTACCGGATGAAGAGGTTACAAGTTTGGAATTTTTGGGTCTTATTACAGAGATACCATTGACAATTCCAACTGATGATAAAATCACTGCTGATGTAACAATCAAGATCAGTGGTACGGTTGACCTTACATCAGGTACGGGAACAAATGGCTAATAAGTAATGTCAAATTCCTAATCAAGGATTTTTTCTTTAATTTTATTAATAATCAAAACAAAATGGAAAAACTTTTAAACAGAGAGAACCTTTTAGCAAAGGAAGAACTCAAGATCGTGAAAGTCGATCTTGGCAAAGATGAATATGTTTATGTTCGTCAGATGACTGGACGTGAAAGAGATAAATTTGAACAATCTCTTATCAAACGCACTCGTGATAGTAAAGGCAAGGTTACTGGGTATGAACAGGCACTGGATGATTTCAGAGCTAAATTAGCGGTATGTTCTGTATGTGATGAGCAGGGTGTTTTACTTTTACAACCAGGTGATTATCCTCAACTGAGCCAAAT